GGAACGGGGCTTAGGTATATGGAGATGACACATGAAAGTTACTTTCGTATATCGTGGCGTTGCTTACACAAGAGTAATCGGTTAGGCGATCTTGGGGAGGTTCGACTCCTCCCTACTCAATATGGCTTTTTGCCCGTACGCGGATACCAATTAGCCGTCTAGACGGTGGGATAGACCACAAATATCAATGAGTCCAATTAAGACTCGCAACTTTTTACGTAAAGAGACAAGTAAATATACCTTTAATTTTTAACTGAAAAATGGCTAACGCTAATCAAGTTGCCTTAGGTAGAAGTAATCTATCTACAGGTACTGGTTATGGTGGTGCTACCGATAAGTACGCCCTTTACCTGAAGCTGTTCAGTGGAGAAATGTTCAAAGGCTTCCAACACGAGACTATCGCTAGAGATCTCGTTACAAAGAGAACCTTAAAGAACGGCAAATCTCTACAGTTCATCTACACAGGGCGCATGACAAGTGACTTCCATACGCCAGGAACCCCCATTTTGGGTAATGCTGACAAGGCTCCTCCAGTTGCAGAGAAGACCATCGTAATGGATGATCTATTAATCAGCTCTGCATTCGTTTATGACCTAGATGAGACTCTTGCTCACTACGAATTAAGAGGAGAAATATCCAGAAAGATCGGATATGCTCTTGCTGAAAAATATGACAGACTAATCTTCCGTTCAATTACACGTGGAGCTAGATCTGCATCCCCAGTATCTGCAACAAACTTTGTAGAACCTGGCGGAACACAAATCAGAGTTGGTGCAACAACTAACGAATCTGACGCTTTCTCTGCTAGTGCACTAGTGGATGCATTCTATGATGCAGCTGCTGCAATGGACGAAAAAGGAGTCAGCTCTGACGGAAGATGCGCCGTCCTAAACCCTCGTCAATACTACGCTTTGATCCAAGATGTTGGTTCTAACGGTCTAGTAAACAGAGACGTTCAGGGTACTGCTTTACAAGGCGGTGGTGGCGTTATCGAGATCGCTGGAATACACATCTACAAATCTATGAATATTCCTTTCTTAGGTAAGTATGGTGTTAAGTACGGCGGTACAACAGGTGAGACAAGTCCTGGAAATACAGGATCTTTCATTGGACCTACACCTGAGAACGCAAACGCAACAGGCGGAGTTAACAATGACTACGGTACTAACGCTGAGTTAGGTGCTAAGTCTTGTGGACTTATCTTCCAAAAGGAAGCTGCTGGTGTTGTTGAAGCAATCGGACCACAAGTTCAAGTAACAAATGGAGATGTGTCTGTAATATACCAAGGTGATGTGATCTTAGGTCGCATGGCTATGGGTGCAGATTACTTAAATCCAGCTGCTGCTGTTGAATTATATGTTGGTGCTACTGCTCCTTCTGCATTCTAAATATGTTTTTTACGGGGTCTTCGGACCCCCTTTTTTTTATATATAAATATGACTACTCCCACAACAATAGATACCGAGACCGAACTCTCCGCCGTAAATACGATTTTGGGAGCTATTGGTCAATCTCCAGTTACAACACTTGGAACAATAACAACTAACGTAACTAATACAGCTGCTCAAATTGCTAACACTTATGAGAATCCAGAAATAGCATTTATATATCAAATACTTAGAGAGTGTAATATTGATGTTCAAAATGAAGGTTGGACATTTAATAGAGAGGATCACGTTAAGTTCTATCCTGACTCAACTACAAAAGAAATAAAAATACCTACGAATGTGTTACGTATGGATTCAGAAAATCCAGAAGATAAAACTGTAGCACCGATAAGAAGAGACGGAAAACTTTATGACAAGGTTAATCATACATTTATATGGGAAGACCCAGAGGTGTATTTAAATGTTGTCTACTTATTTAAATATGAAGATTTACCTTCAGTATTTAAAAGATACATAACTTATAAAGCAGCTGGTAGAGCAGCTACCCAGTTGGTAACTAATGCTCAATTAGTACAGCTTTTACAAGTACAAGAACAAAGTGCTAGAGCTTCATGTATGGAATATGAATGTAATCAAGGAGATTACAACATGTTAGGTATGCCACATGAAACTCATTACTCAACTTACAAACCTTTTAAAGCATTGCAGAGATAATGGCAACAGTTACACAGCAAATACCTAACTATATTTTAGGAATATCAGAACAACCAGATGAATTAAAACTAGCAGGGCAAGTAAATGATTTAGTAAATGCTATTCCTGATGTAACAAGAGGATGTATGAAGCGTCCAGGAAGTAAATTAATTAAAGAAATTACTCCTAATAGTGGTACTCTTAGCTGGTTTAGTATTTATACAGATGAAGATAATCAATATATAGGTAATGTAAGTACTACAGGTGTTATTCAGTTATGGAGAACTAGAGATGGTTTTTCGTATCACGATAATAATGGTCAAGGTACTAACCTTATTATTTATAAAGATAATGACGCTAATGGTTTACCAACTGTAAATAATAATACTCAAACATATTTATCTGGTTGGACTGAAGAAAGTCAAATACAGGCTTTAACTTTAAACCAGCAGACATTCTTAACTAATAGAACTAAGACTACACAAATGAAGTCAGGAGCGTCAGATAAGTCTCCAGCTTTAGTTAATGAAGCGATTATTGAAATAGATACTGTTTCTTATGGTAAACAATATGCTTTAAATATTTATGATCCAGCAAATCCAGGAACTCCAGTTCAAGAAACTAGAGCAACATCTATTGCTGCAAAAGAAAACTTTACTGAGTCAGGTGGAGCAGATGATGGATCATGCCAAGCTATGGGTAGAGAAGTTATTAATGCAACCGCTACTAATACAGCAAATTTAAGATATGAGATTGATGTTAGATGTACCCCAGTAGTTGACCCTAATAATTTAGGTGGCTCATCTTCTGGTCCACAATATAATGATTCTTACCAACCATACGCCAAACTACAATTCGGTGGAGAAGGTTGGGTAACAGGTAATACTCATAACTACACAACAAAGAAAGGTGGTTCTGGAACTATAGAAATAACCTCTCACGTAACAATATCAAGTTCATGCAACATAGCTAAAGTAAGACCTCCAGCTACATCATCAACTGCTGATGAAGGTATTCAAGCTGCTGGGATTTTAGGCAGTATGAAGACAACTTTAGATGCAATATCAGGTACTGGTATTACTGCGACTATTACTGGTAACTGCTTACATTTAACTAGATCTACACCTTTTGCCGTAAGTACACCTGAACCTCAGTTAATGACCATTATTGGTAATGAGTGTAATAACGTAGCAGAACTACCAACAAATTGTAGACACGATTATGTAGTCAAAGTAGTTAATAGTAGTGATGAAGATGATGACTATTATTTAAAATTTAAAGTACCTAATGTTGGTACAGCTAATCAAAACTATTTTGGTGAAGGTGTTTGGGAAGAATGCCCAGCTCCAAATATTGAGATTGAAATTGATAAGGATACAATGCCTATCAAAATTGTTAGAGAAGCAGCTGGTACAACTTATCCAGAAGGAAGATTTAGAGTACAAACAATTGACTATTCACTACGTGATGTTGGGGATGATAATACAAACCCAGTCCCAAGTTTCATTGGAAGCACATTAGAAAAAATGATGTTCTTCAGAAATAGATTAGTTGTTTTAAGTAAAGGTAATGTAATTTTATCTAAAACTAATGACTTTTTTAATTTCTTTAGTACAACAGCAATGTCTGAATCTACAGCTGACCCTATAGATTTACAAGCTAGTTCAACATTCCCGACAACATTATTTGATGGCATAGAAGTTAACGCTGGATTACTTATATTTAGTAGCAATCAACAATTTATGTTGACTACAGATAGTGATGCATTAACACCATCAACAGCCAAAATAAATTATCTAGCTTCTTATAATTACAATCCTAAAACTTCTCCTTTTTCATTAGGCACAACATCAGGGTTTATAAATAGCACTGGAAAAAATGCCAGAATTTTTGAAATGGCAAATATACAAAGAGAAGGTGAACCTACTGTATTACAACAAAGTAAACTTGTCTCTAAAAAATTACCAATAAATTTGACTAAACCCACAACATCAAAAGAAAACAGTTTATTACTGCTGGGTGCTTTAGGTTCAGATGAAGTATGGGGATTTAGATTTTATAATAATGGAGAAAAAAGAGTACAATCTGCATGGTTTAGATGGATTTTTACTGGAACATTAATACATCATGCATTGATAGATGACGTTTATTATATAGTTTTAAAAAGTGGTAATGCAACGGATGGTTACGATTACACCCTTGAAGCTATAGATGTAAAAGTTCAAGATGACACTTTTTTACTTTCCCAAAATTCTAATAATTATCCTGTATATTTAGATCGACATAAAGAAATAAGTGCATTACCTTCCAGTGCATATAATGCCACAACTAAAAAAACTACGGTAACAAAACCAATTGGATATAAAGGCAATTATACTATTTCATTGTTAGATAGAAATGCTGGGGATGATTTTGGTAGATATGCAGAAGGTACACCTGTTACAGGTACTAACAACCTAGAGTTTGATGGAGATTGGACAGGTAAAGTTTTACTATTTGGATTTAATAATGGCTTTTCAATTAACATTCCTACAGTTTTTGTAACACAAGCTGCTGGTGATAAAAGTAGGTCTGATACAAGATCATCATTAGTATTACACAGATTACATTTTAATTTTACTGAAATTGGCGAATGTGACATTGCGATTGAGCGTAAAGGTAGACCCCCAAGTAACTTAAGATTTACTGCTGCGGAAACAGACTCTTATAAACTTAACGAATATCCAGTAGTTGAAGATTATATTCAAACAATTCCTTTATATGAAAGAAATACAAATATAGGACTAAAAATATTATCAAGTGATCCTTTACCACTCATTCTTAACTCAATGAACTGGGAAGGAGATTATAACCCTAAATATTATAGACGTGTCTAAAGTAACTATACACCCAGCCACTAAAGAAGTGGCGTTAGAAGTGGCACACAATTTACGTTCAGATGATTATAGAGAATTAGTTGAGGGTCATGGATTAACTCCGGTTGTCCATGTTCCTCTTTTCTTAGATTCTGGCGACAATGTTTATTTCAATATGCCAAACGGCAAGACTGCTGGATTGGCTGGCGTATATCCAGACGGACGTATCTGGATGATATGTACAAATGTTATTCACGATTATCCCTATGCATTTTCTAGAAATGCCAAACGATGGGTTGATAAACGTACTGAACCATTATTATGGAATATTTGTGATAAACGCAATACAACTCACTTAAGATTATTAAAATTTTTGGGCTTTAAATTTCTTCGCGAAGTTTTACATGGTCCAAATTTATTACCATTTATCGAATTTTGTAAAATACCATGTGTGCTGGAATAGGAGGGGGCGGAGGAATGTCCCCAGGAATGGGTGCTGGACTTGGATTTGGATTAGATACGCTGGGACATCTCGGAGGTTATTTCGAGGATAGAAGAAATACCAGATACGCTAACCAAGAAATACAAAGACAGAACCAATTAAAAATAAACGCCTACAAAACTAAACAACGTAACGCAGAACTTGCATGGAAAAATGACAAGATGGATGCGGATATCGAAGTTGATAACAAATGGCGTGAATCACGAGATGCTATTGCTGAAGCTCAACTAAATGCTAAGAGATCAGCTGGAGAAGCTGCTATATCACAGCAAAGAATATTAGCAAAAGTACTAGCATCAAAAGGAACTAGAGAACAGGTCGGTAGAAGATCTGGAAGAAAAGGCATTGCTGAGGCAGGCGCAGAAATGGCAGCTATTGGAGCTAAAGCTGCATTTGATAGAAAATCAGAAATTTTATTCAGAGATAAAGCTGGGAAAAATGTAGCTGCCTTTGCTCAAGGTAAATACGTTGAGTACATAACTGGTAGACCTAGCCCTGAAGCTCCACCATTATTACAGGCGAAAAAATCAATGCCAAGTTTCTTTAATACAGCCGTAAAAATTGCATCGTCTGGACTTAACAGATATCAACAATGGCAAGATAACAAAGCTCCAAGTGCATATAACGACAGCCTGAAAATAGGTGGTGGTTCATCTGAAGACTACTCTGACGCATTTGAAACACAACCATCATGGGATTTTAATCCACAACAAACTCCTAGTACATCTTGGCAAACACTGGAACTTCCATCCTTTGGAGCATCTCCAGCAGATACGTTCTTACAACAAGATATGGATAATTTCTTTGATGCACAAAGAGCAACTAAAGCTTCTAATGCTTTAGGTAATGATTTAAGCCTTACATTTTTATAAATTATGTCACGTTATAGAGAAGTATTAAATAATTTGACAGCTGGTGAAGAACGAAATGTCAGTCGTCAAATACAATACGACAGCATAGCTCAACGAGATCGTGAAAAAGCGAGCTATGAAAAATTACAAGCTATTAAACAATTTTCTACTTCTTTAGATGGTTACATTAAAAGTAGAGTAGATCAACAAATTGAAGATGATAAAGAAAGAGGAAAGCTATTAGCGATAGAAGAAGATTTTGAATCGCAAGAAGCTATAGGTACAACTACAATTGATCCTCAAGATGAACAAGAATATTATGATAATAAAAAAACTGTTTTAGATAATAAAAAATTATTAAACGAAACAGCTAATGAAGTTGTAGAACAGGGAGGATCTTATCAAGATTCAAACGATGTAAGTAACTTATCAGGTTGGGCACTATATTCTTATGTTCAGCAAAAATCTAAGATAGCTGCTGATAATTATGAAGATTGGCTCAAAGGGGAGATGAATAATAATGAGGATTTAGAATTAGAACATAATGGTGTTACATTTACACCATCTACAGCTGAAACACTACAACAAAAACAAATTGCTCTTAAAGCATTAAGAAGAAAATATATCATTGACAATGAACTTCTTGATGTCAATAGATCTCTGTTAAATGATAAAGATGTAGGATTTTATGACAAAGTTCAATCAGCTCATAAAACACTTACAAAAGAATATGAAACAGAAAAAGATATTGATGATGGTATAAGAATTAGAACTGATGCTATAGACCAATTTATAGTTAATAAAGACTTTGCATTACTACTTAGTGAAATAAAAAGAACTGTTAAACCAGATGGAAGTGGTTACAACAGAAAAGAAGCACTAGATGAAACTTTTAAAATATTAAAAGACTTAGCTCTTACTGGAGATATAACTGTAGAGGAATTAGAAGCTTTACAAGAACAAGAAGTAACTATTAATGGTGAAACTTATAAAGCTGGTAGATGGAGAAAAAGATGGGCACAACTTGCTATTGATATAACCCAAGCACAAAAAGATGCTATGGATGCAGTGCAAAATGAGTTTGAGATGCAGGGTGATAACTACATAATGGATATACAGGCTAAAGAAAAGAAATTATTAGACGAGGGTAAAAGATTTTCTGAAGAAGAAATAAAGGAATTTATAATTAATTGGGACCCACGTTGGGGTAAACCAGATGGATATTTAACAGATTATCTAACAAATATGTCTACTGAAGATAAAATTGATGATGATGTTATTAAAATTCTTGAGGCAAAAATAAAGAATAAACAACCTATATATCAGACTGATGTCAACAAAATTACTGACTCAACTAAATGGGCTAAGTGGACAAAAGTAGCTAAAGACGTTGCTAATCAAGATTTAATTAAAGCAGAAGAAGAAAGAAGAGATCAGGCTGTTAAAGGTGTAATTGAAACAGCATTTTTTGACAAAGTCGAAAACCCAAAAGGTACTGCTTGGAGGGCTGCTAATACACAGGCAACTGAAGAATACAATCGCTTATTTGAACTAGAGCGACCTAATCACGAAACTTCAAGTGACGCACATGATGCTGTTATGAAGGAATTAAAACCTCGTATTGAAAAGGGAGATTTTAATGTATGGGATTGGGACAAACCAGAAAATGCAACAACAGATCAAACTTTTTTTAAAAATAAAAAGATAGCTTTAGCAGCTGTTGAAATTGATTCAAACATAATTAAAGACAGTGTAATTCCAGGAACTGAAGAAGCTTTAAAAACATACATAACATCTAAAGGTAAAACTGTTTCAAAAATGTATGAAGATCTTGCTAGGTCTATAAATAAAGGTAATCCTGATAATCCTATATCTCCATCAGGTCTTGCTTATTTACAAGCTAAGGCAGCTGGTAACGATGTAGAAAATATTAAGTCTGAGATAGATAAAGAAATAGATGAACTTCCTAAACATGTAAAACAAACTCTTTTAAGACACCCAGATCAATATAAAGTAGCAAGAGCAAAACTTGAATTACTTAAAGAAGATGGCGACATCTCGTATAACGATATTGAATATTTAATTGATGAAGTTATACAAATGGATATAGATAAAGACAATAAAACAAAACCTATAAATGAAGAATTAAAACCTCGTATTGGAGATTGGAAAGATATTAAAGGTATAGGTTATGTTGTCTGGGATGGAGAAGAATGGTTGAGAAAAGGTAATAAAGGTAGATACAAACAACCTTATTTAGGAAATGTCGAAAACTATAGAGATATTGATAACTATGTCAAACCATACGATGGAGTCTACAAAGGAGAGATACCTTTAGGAGCTTGGTACAAACTACCAAATGCTATTGGTTACGCTGTCTGGGATGGACAGAATTGGGTAAGAAGTGGAAACAAAACACGAGCTGCTCAATACGAAGGCGAAGTTACAGAACTCATAGATGTAGATGGAGAAGTAAAAAAACTCTATTGATAAAAAATGGAAAAATTGTATGAGGATTACGATCCTTCACAACTCAATACTGAAGCACTCGAAGAAGAAGCTGAAGTAATGGATCAAGTAATGGATCGAAGAGAAGAAATCGAAACCATACTTGAAGAAACACAAGAAACACAAGACGCGGAAGCAGCTCAAGCCATGGCTGAGGTTGAAGATCCACGCAATAAGAAGGGCTGGGGACTTAAAGCTATAGGTAAAGAACTTGGATCTGCCATAACTGGTGGTTTACAAGATACCGGCTCCTCTCTTGTTACTATCCCAGAAAGAGCTATTGATATGTTCAGTGGCGAAATGGTAGAGGAACAAAAAACTGATGAAGGATATAAAGCTGAATGGGATGATTGGTTTGTAGATGATGAAAACCCTATTGAAACTAAAACTTGGTGGGGAGGAGCCATACGTGGCTTAGTTCATTTTGGATCAATGGTTCCAGCTAGTGTCCTTGCATTAAAAGCTGCTGGATTAGGCGGACTTTTAGCTGGTACTGGAGTAGTTGGTGGAACCTTAGTTAGAGGTGCTGCCATTGGTGCTACGTCAGACCTTATGTCTAAGTACAGTCAGGAAAGCAATGCTTTAGGCATGGTACGAGACAGATTTGGTTGGATAGATACACCACTATCTACTAAAGATACAGACCACCCTGCTATGAAAACATTGAAGAATGTTGTTGAAGGTATGGGTATTGGTGCGTTTTTTGACGCTGCAAGTATCGTACTTGGAAAAGGAATTAAAAGAATAAAACCTGGAAAAAAAGGCAAAGTTATTGAAGTTGATGGTGTTGAAGATGCTGTACAGAAAGCAGCAAAAAGAAACGACAGTATCAATAAACAAAATGTCGAAATGGCTATGGATCAAGCCAAAGGTGAAGATTATGGTGCATATAAAAATAGAACCATGTCTAACAAATGGCAGGGTGCTACTACATCAATTGATGATCCATGGGACGTAGATCAATCACTCAAACGTATTAATAATGAATACGGTGCTGAAATGGGATCTGCTGGTTCTGTATATACACCAGCCGGATTGAAACGTATTCAGGTTAATGCAAACATGGCGACAAAAGACTTGAAAAAAGTCATGTCTCAATATATGAGTGATGCAAGAGTACAAGAAGCTGTGGCAAAAGCTACTTCAGAAAACAAAAAGTTATTTCAATCAGAAGGTTGGGGTAGTTCTATTAAATTAGCTCAAGACATATTTGAAGGTAGAAATCTAAGTGAACTAACTCCAGAAGAATTTTGGGCTCCTTTAGATTTCAACTCAAAACTTTTGGATATGCCAATTATTAGTTACGATCAAGTCAAAGCTTCTGAATTAGTAATAGGTTCATTATTAAGAGAAATAAGAGATTCTGGTATTACAAACAGAGAGTTATATGACATAGCTGATTTAAGAGATATAGACTCACCAGCTGCTGCAATGTACGACAAAGTTATTGCCGGCGTTATCCATGTCAAAATGGCTAAACAAACTCAATCTGCTGCATTTAGAGCATTAAATAATTCAGATTTAACTCCAGCACAACTTAAACAACAAGTAAGACAGACAGTACAAGCTGAAGCTGAACAATCAATTAAAGCCCATCAACTAGCTATGCAAATGGCTGGAGATGGAGATGATGATTTGTTTAAAGCTTATATGGAAGCAGTTTCCATGAGTGGTGACATACATAACCTTACTGACTTTGATAACTACATAATGAAAAAGTTTCTTGGTGGTAAGTTTAAAGATGCAAAAGGAAATCTAAAAAAAGAATCAGGTTTAATCGTTAAAGGTATGGGTCGAGTTATGACCAATAGCGTACTTAGTGGACCTAAAACTCCTATGCGAGCAATCTTAGGTACAGGTACTGCAACATTTTTAAGACCTTTATCTATGGCTTTAGGTGCTGCAATGCGTGGCGATGGTGCTACTATGCGTGCTTCTTTAGCATCAATGAATGCTATGCGTGAAGCTATACCAGAAGCTTGGACATTATTTAGAAAGAATTTAGATAGTTACTGGTCAGGTGATTTATCAACTATTAAAACTAGATTCCAAGAAGTTACTAAAGGTGATGAGCAATGGAAAATGTACACCGATTGGATTGAGAAAAAAATTGATGCTGGAGAAGCTACAGCTGGAGAACGATTTGCTTTTAACGTAGCTAATGCTATTAGATGGACTAATGATAATAAATTTTTAACTTACTCAACCAAAATAATGGGTGCGACTGATGACGCATTTGGACTGATATTAGCTAGAGCTAAAGCAAAAGAGAAAGCTATGCGTGAAGCAATGGATTTGTACAACACAGGACAGATCACAGAAATTTCACCTGAAATGCTTAAAAAATCTCAAGATGATTTCTTTAGTCAGATAATGGATGCTGATGGAAATATTACTGATGATGCAGCTTTATACAGTAAAAAAGAAGCAACTTTAACAAGTGATCTTCATGGATTTGCTAACAAACTAGATAAAGCATTTAGTGCTAATCCTTGGACTAAACCATTTCTATTGTTTGCAAGAACAGGTATAAACGGACTTGAATTAACTGCTAAACATACACCTATTTTCAACATGCTTGTTGAAGAAAGTAGAGATATATTTACAGCTACAAGTAAAAACTTAGATAACGTAAGACGCTACGGAATTACTAATGCTACTGAATTAGCTAATGCCAAAGCTCTTATGAGAGGAAGAATGGCTATGGGTTCTGGTTTAATACTCATGGCAAATATGCACTATATAAATGGTGGTTTAACAGGTAATGGTCCATCTAATAGACAACAACGTCAGTTATGGATAGATAGTGGTTGGAAACCTAGAAGTATAAAAATTGGAGATGCATGGGTAAGTTACGATGCATTTGAACCATTTAACTTAATACTTTCAACGATTGGTGATATTGGTGACCACATGAATCAAATGGGTCCTGAATGGACTGAGAAGCAATATAGAAAATTAGCTGTTGTAGTTATGCAGGGTTTATCTCAAAAATCTTATCTAGCTAGTATTCAGCAATTTGTTGATTTATTTGCTGGACGTGAAGGTCAGATGGAAAGAATCATTGCAAGTCTTGCCAACAACTCTTTGCCTTTATCTTCTTTAAGAAACGAGCTTGGTAAAGTAATTAATCCTTATATGAAAGAACTTAATTCTGGTATAGGTGATTCTATTAGAAACAGAAACTTGTTTATGGAAGGTTTAGCTGGAGAAGGTGCAGTACCTACTAAATATGACATGCTTACTGGTAGACCAATAAGAGATTGGGATTTCCCAACTCGTATGTTTAATGCTGTTAGTCCATTCAATATTAGCTTAGATTACAGTCCAGGACGGAAGTTATTGTTTGATAGTGGTTATGACTTAAGAACAACTACATTCTCATATACATTTGGTGGTGTAAACGTCAGCTTTAAAGATCATCCTCATATAAGATCAATGTTTCAAAAAGCAATTGGAGATCAAAACCTTCAATATGAATTAGATTTATTAGCTAAAGATCCACAAATTATTGCTTCTGTTAAACAGATGGAAGCTGATACATGGAACGGGAATAGAGAAAGAGATCCAATGAAAGCTTATTATCACAACGATATTATTAAAGCTTTATTTGATAGAGCTAAGAAAAAGGCATGGTCAAAGATTAAGAATGAGCCTGAAGTACTACAGCTACTTAGAGAAAGTAAAGACAGAAAGATTGATAATATTTCATCAAACAAAAAAACTAGAAATTATAAACAAGAACAGATAGACGTTCTTTTAAACAACAAAAACAAATAATCCGCCTAAAACATAACTCTTAGGAGAAAATGGCAATTACATACACCGACAATGGTGGAGGTGCAGCTAATGGTTCCAAGTTGGAATTTACGTTCACCTTCCCTGTCTTACAAACTGAAGATGTAAAAGTTGCACTAAATAACGTAGTGCAAGCGACAACTAAATATGCAGTTGATACTGCAAGTAATCCCACCAAAATAACTTTTAATAACACCAATATTAATGCAGTTGTACAAGAAGCTACTGGTGCTCCTAAAACAGGCGTAACTGTAAGAGTTTTTAGACAAACACAAGTTGGAAAGTCTACAGGTGATGATGATCCTAAAGCTGTATATGCATCTGGTTCATCTATTAGAGCTGTTGATTTAAACGCTAATACTGAGCAAGCCTTATATGCAATACATGAACTTCAAGATCAACCTTTGTCAGATGCTGATATTGAAGACGGAAGTATAACTTCTGCCAAAATTGCAGATGGAACTATAACCAATGTAGATATTAATGCTTCAGCAGCTATTGATGGTACTAAAATTTCACCTGATTTTGGTTCTCAGAATATAGTTACAACTGGAACAGTTAATAACGTAACACCTACAGAATTAGCAATATTAGATGGTGCAACTGTAACTACCGCAGAATTAAATACTTTAGACGGAGTTACAGCTACTAAAGATGAAATAAATATCTTAGACGGAGTTACAGCTACTAAAGATGAAATAAATATTCTTGATGGAGTAACTGCTACAACAGCAGAAATTAATCATGTTGATGGTGTTACTAGTGGAATCCAGGCACAGCTTGATGGTAAACAACCATTAGATTCTGAACTAACAGAACTAGCTACAATGGGTAGCGGAACTGCAAGTTCTTTAGCTGACTTAAGCTCTGCTGAAGTTCAAACACTAGATGGTATTACTGCATCTACAACAGAATTAAACTTGCTAGACGGTAAAAGCATAGTTACACAAATTACTGGAAGTGCAACTGATGTACAACTACCTTCAGCTCAAGCTGTAAACGAAAGAATTGTAGAGCTAGTAACAGAGGTTGGTGGTTTTACACCAATAGCAAATGAGACAAGTTTCCCTGCAACTAACCCAGACATTAATGATGGTGCTGGAACTATTGTCAGTATAAAAGCTTTAGCGAGTAATTTAGTTGCTAACTCAAGTGGAGTTGCAACAATTACAAACGGGGCTGGTACTGGAAATACAGTAACTATAAATGGATTAGGTAATGGTCAGACTATTATTGCTGGAAGAGGAATATTAGTAGAAACAACAACCACACTTCATACCTATACTTTTCATAGAGAAGCTGTTGACGGAGCTGGAATTACAAGTGCTTCAAATCTTGTAAGTGACTTTAATGATAGATATCAAATAAGTGCTAGTGCACCTTCATCTCATCCAGATGGTTCTGCATTACAGGATGGTGATTTATGGTTTGATACAGCTTCCAATATAATGAAAGTTTATGACTTAGGTAACACACAATATGATGCTGTTACTTCAGTTGGAGACTTTAAATTATTAACAGTAGTTCCTGATGGAGCTACATCGGGTAGTCCTTCATTTAACGGAAGTATTGTTTCTTATGATTTAAGAGATGGTACAAATGCTGCTTCTATTACTAGCGTTGGACAACTATTAGTCAGTCTTAATGGTGTTATACAAAAACCAAATGCTGGAACATATAACGCAAGTAATGAAGGATTTTATTTAGAAGGAACAAACGGAATTAAATTCTGTACAGCTCCTCCAAGTGGATCTAGTTTATTTATAACTTTAATTGGTGCAGCTACAGCGATAGGTACGCCAAATGACAACACAGTAACAGAAGCTAAATTAACATCTGATTCTGTAAGTGAATCTAAATTAAAAGTAAGTAATAGTCCAGTAGCTGGAAAGTTTTTACAGTACAAGGATAATACTGACCAGTTAACTTGGACAGATGTAGATCTTACAAATTTAAGTGCAAGCAACTTAACATCTGGGACAGTTCCTGATGCAAGAATAACAACATTAGCAGCTTCTAAATTAACTGGTGCACTTCCAGCTATTAGTGGAGCAAACTTAACTGATATAGATGCCGGAGCAACCGGAGCGGGAAACGATAAAATTTTCTGGGAAAATGGTAAGACAGTAACAACAAGTTATACCATTGGAACTACTTTTGGTGCAGCATGTAATGCCATGTCCGCTGGACCTATAACAATCAACAACAATGTGGTCGTAACTGTTGGTAGTGGCAATACTTGGACAATAGTT